TTTTCTATTTTGAAATCCCCTTTACCGCTGTTGTACTGACAGCGCTCAAGGCATTTCCACAAAAAGTTTTCCACCTCGATGGATGAAAACCCTACACAGAAAATGTCTTTGTAGAGTGTGCTCATTTCAATTTTGGTGTTAAACTCGATGCCCTTTGCTTCGCGGAGCAACGCTTGCCAAAGATTCTTTGCGTCATCAAAAGGTGCAGTGTTGATTTTTAGAATTGCCACACTGGGCATTTTCATTTCACGCATTGTTAAATCCTATCTATGCATTAAGTAAGTGCGCGCGGAGCGTTTGCGAATTTCATCGTGTAGAGCGCGATAGACTGATCCGTCTCACCTTCCACGTTGGTTTTTGCTTCCACTGGTTTTGTGAAGACACCACCGCTCATGACGTAGGTGTCAGACAAAATGTTTCCAGCGCCATCGCCGATTTTTTTGATGAATTGACCGAAGGCCAGCACCGTTCCCCATACGGGGGTTTCCTTGGCGATGTCGGGGATGACGATGCCGCCATGGCTTAGCTCATCTGGCTTGTCCGGTTTGACAAGCAGAATGTTATGTAATGGGACGAACGTTTTCATGGGGGTAAATATAACCCTTCTTTAGGGTAAGTAAAGCGGGGTAAAATTTGCAAACGTTTTCAAAAGTCGAAGCCGATGGGCATACGCCAGTCGGCCCTGTTGTAGCAGCTAATGCCAACCACGGAGTCTCCAGACCTAGTCCACCGGAGAGTCCTGTGGAGTTCAGCATCGAGGATAGCCTCCGCTGATACCTCAAGCATGTGCCCTGCCTTCGCAGTCGGTTGGTCGAAGGGCATCCTCTCGAAGTCCTTGTTGAGGGATTCCACAATCAGATCCTGCGACTGCTTGGAGCGGCAGAACATCCACTTGATTGACGGCTTCGCATCCGGGGTGGAGGAAGAAGGAGAGATGATGATGATACTGTAGATTTCCATGGTGATTGCTCTCTGGTTGATCTTTGTTCTCAGACGCTGGCCTCTTGTCTCTCCTTGCGGTTGGCAAGGCGAAGCTCGATCCCCTTGGCGAAGCGGATTTTACCCGACCTGCTCTTCAGCTCATAGATGCGATGCTGGCTCTTTTCACTCCGCTGGGCAATGTCCCGGATGGAGTAAATCTCCTGCCTCCCATAGGGGGCATCAGTGGTGAATTTGACGAGGGCGTCTTTGGTCAGTTCTTGTGGTTTCCTTTTCATGGCTTAGTTTTGTTGGTGGTTGTTAGGAAGATCAAGAGAGCTGTTGCTCGGCCTGCATGAGATCATACTCGCTCACGATTGTTGCCTGTCCCTTGACGACCTCGACGATTTTCTTGGGGATGTAGGAGTTACTTCCATTAGCCTTGCGGACGGCGCGGCTGTGCTTGGCACTGGCCTTGACCGAAGCCACCAGAGTCCTGTGGCTGGAGATTTTACGATTGTTGAAGGTGTCGATAAGCTGGAACATATATTTGGTGGTTTAGAGGTTGTGAGGTTGCTTAACTTGTGACTTTGTATTCAATGGAGTTCATTCGATAGCGTCGTCACGAAGAAACATGACGCTTGCGCCGTCCTCGCGTTGATAAGTTTTCCCATCGCGGAAAGCGACTACTGGGACACTCATGCACCTGTGCCCATAGGCGAGGAGATCGGTTGCGGGATCGTTACAGGCTTTACGCCAGTCACAGCCATCGCAGATGTTGCCGCCTTTTGCTGAGCCCTTCAACACAGCGCGATACCCAGCGGGGGCTTCGTTCGGATTGAGTTTCATATTGTGGGGAGATAGGCAGGGGGCTTGCGCCCCCCTGCTGGTTTCGTTAGATGCTGTCGATGATTGATTGGCAGACTCGGCAATTTTGCCCTTTCAGGCCTTGCTTCCACTTGGCGAGTTTATCACTCACTTCGATTTTTGCGGCTTCCTTGTCGGTGGCTTCTACCTTGTAGGACTTTGCGCGAGGCATTGAGCATCCGCAGCAGTCGCAGGAGATTTTGATTTTGGCTTTCAGGATGCGGAGTGTTGTGTCTGTTGTCATGGTGGTGGCGATGTCTGCGACTTCTTCGAGGCTCAGGAGGGAGAGTTTGTTTGCGATTGCGTTCATGGGGTGGGCAGGTTATTAGCGATAGCATGAGCCAGATTTTCACCGTTAGCGAGATCAGGGTTCAAAATCAGAAAGAAATGATTTTCGGCATCATTCGTCATTAAGCGCAGTTGATCAGCGTCCCAGCTTTTTCTGGGTGGCAGTGAACGAGCTTTAGACCTCATATTTGTGATTTCAGCTTTGATTCCTTCGCTCGGCATTACCGCAAGCATTGCAATGAGATTTGCGAACTTGGATTGACGGGCGACGGCGTAGGATGTGATCGTTGTCATGGTGGTGGCGATTTCGGCGACTTGTTCGATGGGGAGATTGGAGAGCTTTTCGTTCATGGTGATTATGCGGGCCAGACGTTGGCCAGTTTGGTTGCACGGACCCATGCTTGGGCCGCAGCGTTGTTGACTCGGTCCTGATCGTCACGCAGGCCGATAAGCCTCTCTGCTGTTTCCTCTGACACTTCCACTGCCGGCGAGGCGTCACGTTGCTGCCAGATGTCTCCAGCAGAGCGGAAGATGCTCCACGCCAGCTTTATCAACTGGCGAGGGATGAGAATTTCCTTGCCTTCTGGCAGTCCTTTTGCCGTGGCGATTTTGTTCGCCCATCCGGGTAGCCTGACCCATCCCATGCGGGCAAGGTCCATGGCGAGATCTGCCGGGACCGCGAAGCAAATCGGAAGCCCCGCTTCCGCGATTTTTCTGAGCAGATTGTATCCGCCCCGGAGCGTCTCCGGGGCGAAGTGGGAAGCTATGAAAATTTCCCCGACCTTGTAGAGGACGAGGAAATTCCGTCCATCCCGAACGAAGTGCGCTCCGCACTCCGCCCAGATGTTCCCGAGAAACTCGGGGTCTGTGGCCACGCGGCCACGGCGGACGATTGCCGAGGCGTATTGCTCGGCGATGCCGACCATTGCTTCGCGGTCGGCGTTGAGTGGGAATCTTTCAATTCCCATCCACTGCTCCGCTCTACCGCCCTTGTCGGGCTTGGCGGTGGTGAATTTGACGAGGGCGTCTTTGGTCAGTTCTTGTGGTTTCCTTTTCATGGCTTAGTTTTGTTGGTGGTAACTCTCCTGGATCAGTCGCAAAATCTGCGGGATTGGTAGTCGGTCTTGGCTGGCTTGCCAGCGGGGTATGTCACGTATCCGTAGATCGCGCACTCAATCGCCCGATGGTTTTTGGTGTGAAGGAGGGAGACAACGCGCAGCCCGTCAAAGACGAGGGGATCGGTGTCGCCAGCGGCACGCTTGATCGCTTCGTTGGCCGCGTCCTTGTTGGGGTAGATGGCCATTGCGACCCCATCTTGCGCGTCGGCGCACGCTTGCTTATAATCGCCCTTGTCGTCGATGACGCCAATCGGGCAGGTGGTGCCCTGTTCGCGGGCGCTGGTAATGATGTAACCGTAGTTGGCTGGGAATGTTTGCATTGTCGTGGTGGTTTGGAGGTTGTGGGGTTGCTTTCTTCTTTACGTTTGGAGATTAACCCTTTTTTTGCTAATGGTAAAGCTAAAAGATGATATTTCGTGAAAAAAGTCTGGGAACCCAGTAAAATAAAGGGTTCCAGCGTGTTGGTTTTAACTCTTTTTTGGCTCAACTAAGCCTAAAAACCCTAGCAAAAACGGTTAAAATGGCCCTTTTTGGCCGTATGTGAGCACAAAAAAGCCCTTCCGGGTGATGGAGGGGCTTTTTAACCTGAATGTTGGCTTACATTTGCAAACGTTTTCAAATCTCACTGCGTTCCAGGAACCGGAGGGGATGCTTTCTCAGGTGGTGGGGTAAACTGCGGATCGTCTGTCCAGGTGTCTGGACTAACTATGATCCTGACATTCACCTGTGCCCAGTCATCGAACTCCTGCACGGATCGAAAGTAAAGAGGCAGAGTCACTGTCTTGCGTGGGACGATGGAGCAGGAAGCGGTGGCAATCGCAAAGCTTACTAGGATAAGACAGGATAGGAGGGTTTTCATTCTGGCAGGTTCTTCGGTTGGGAGTGGACGGATACTTGAGCAGGCGACAGGCGCACCCAGAAGAGTCGAGTCAGACGGAAGTGCGTTGGAGAGAATCTCTCCACGAAGGGGGAAGTCCAGAAGCAATGAAAGTCTTCCTCCTTTGCTGGCCCTCCCTCTTCGGATTCCTCAAGGGAGCGGACGTGGATGTGCCTGCCGTCCCACTCGTCAAACGTCTCCGCTTGAATCAACAGATGGCAGGAGTTGCCCACGTCGAGCAGGTGCCGAAGGATGGCCTCTGCCAAGCGTTCAAACTCCCTGCACCCAAGAGAACCCGAAAAAGGATACTTGCGGCTCGTCTGGTATCCCAGGAAGTCAGATGGCTTGTTCATTCGAGCTGGCTATTTTTTCGATGGAAGATGCAAGGCTACGAAGCCAGTGATGATGGCGACAACAAGCAGGGCGAAGGATACCTCCAGAAAATATTTCATGGCTTGAGTGCGATGGCAGTTTCAGAGTTGGTCTTGGCAAGAGCCACCTTCGTTCCCTCACGGGTGACAGTGACTCGCTCGTTGGCTCCCACCTTGGCAAGTCCGAGAGTCTCGTTGTGTCCTGCGATCTTGTCGGCCTTCCAAGCCCCGATTCCCTCCTTGAAGACGGCGCCGGTCACTACAGTTCTTACCACGCGCCAAGTCCACCCTCCGAGCGTGTCCGCCATCGTGGAGTGATCCACGGTGCCCTGTATTTTGAGCTTACCCACCT